AACTAAAACTAAAAAAGGTATTGATTTTAATGATAGAAGATTTGCACCCTATTCTGAGGGATATTTAAAACAATTACAAAGAGAGGGAAAACCAACAGTAGTAGATTTATTTTATACAGGTAGAATGTTAGGTTCTTTAAATCCATCAATGGTAAAGAAAACAGGAAAACATAAAATATCTTTAGCATTTAGTAGAAAAGATGAGATAGACAAAGCTTTTTTCAACCAAGTAACTACTGACCCACAAAGAAAATTTTTTGGCTTTAATACTAGGACAGAAAAGATTATACAAAGAACATTCAATAAATTTGTAGAAAAAGAATTAAGGAAGTTTAAAATATGAGTAAAAGAGAAAATATTGCATCAAACATATTATCTGTAATATCAGCTATATCTAGCCCTGATATAATCAAAGCTACAAGACAACCTTTTCAATTAGATGAATTATCAGATAAACAATATCCAGCAGTAATAATACAAACATCTGAAGAAACTAGAGAAGATCAAGAAATAGGTATTGGTGCTAAAACAAGGATAGGTGTTATTGATTTTCTTATATTAGGATTTGTCAAGGGTGCAGAAGTTAATATTGATACAAAAAGAAATGAATTAATTACTGCTATTGAAACTGCCATAGAATCTGATATTACAAGAAGTGGTAATGCACTTGATACAGAAGTTATATCTGTAGAAACTGACGAGGGTACATTGTTTCCAATAGGCGGTATAAGAATGACTATTAGGTGTACTTACGAGTTTCAAGCTGGAACACCATAGGAGATATTATGAACAAAGATAAGATAATTGATAAAATAGAAAAGAAAATAGATAGTGTAGAAAAACTGCATGATAAAGAATCTTTAATGTGTGAAGAAATCAAAGATTTACTTGCTGAACTTAGAGATGAAGAAGATGAGTCATTTGAAGATGAAGAAGAATTTGAAGATGATGAAGAAGAAGAAATTGACGAAGAAGAAGAAAACTAATATAACAATTTAATTATAGGAGAAAAAAATGGCAGTACATCATGGCAAAGAGGGTGAAGTAGTAGTTGGCGGCACAGCAGTTGGCGAACTTGTTTCATTCACTTTAGAAACAACAGGAGATGTTGTTGAAAGCACAAAAATGGCTGATTCAGCAAAAACTTTTATTGCTGGTAGAACATCATTTTCAGGTACTTTAGAAATGCACTTTGACGAAGCGGATAGTGTCCAAACATCATTAGTCGCTGGTGCAAGTATAACTTTTAAATTACTACCTGAGGGAAGTTCATCTGGTGATAGAAAATTTGAGGGTGCAAGTGTTATTACAGGAATGTCAGTATCACAACCTTTAGATGGAGTTATTGCAAGATCAGTTACTTTTCAAGGAACAGGTGCTTTAACAATCGGAACTGAATAATAATTTATGTCAATAATTGATAGAGTCAAAACTCATTTTGAGACTCTGCAAACGATTACGATTGAAGTTCCTGAATGGAAAGACGATCAAGGTAATCCATCTTTATTTTATTCTGAACCTTTAACACTTGAAGAAAAAAATATAATTTTTAAGAAATCTAATAATTTTGCTGATTTAACAGTATTAGTTGATTTGTTAATTATGAAACTTCAAATAAAAGATGAAAAAGGTAATCTTAAAAAAGCTTTTAAATTAGAAGATAAAATAGAATTAAGAAGAAAAGCTGATTCAAATGTTATTGCTAATATAGCCAATAAAATACTTGCAGACGCATCATACGAGTACGCAGAAAAAAAGTAAATAGCGACCCTGATATAAAGTCTATGTTAGTGGTTGCTGATAGACTTAAACTACCAATACAAAAAGTTCTTGAAATGCCTATTTATCATTTTAATTTATGGATAGCTTACTTGAAAAAAGAACAAGATGAGTATAAAACTCAAAAGAACTTAGCACAAGCAAATAAATATAGATAATGGCACAAAGATTAAACATAGATATAGTAGCACGAGATAAAACAAAAAAAGCACTTGATAATGTCCAAGGTGCTTTGTCAAAAGTCAAAGGTGCTGTTTTTAATTTAAGAAATGCTTTTATTGGTCTTGGTGCTGGAGTTGTCATTCGAGGAATAGTCAAAGCTGGAATGCAAATTGAAGAATTGGGAGTACAATTAGAAGCATTATTTGGAAGTGCAAGAAAAGGTAAAGCCGCACTAGATACAGTTACTAAATTTGCAAAAACAACTCCTTTTGAATTATCTAATATACAACAAGGTGTAACTGCTTTAGCAACAGTTTCAGAAAAAGCCGAATCTCTTGGTATTACATTTGAAGAACTTTTAAAAATAACAGGTAACACAGCAGTTCAATTAGGTGGCGATTTTGCTTTAGCATCACAGCAAATACAAAGATCGTTTAGTGCTGGTATAGGTTCAGCAGATTTATTTAGAGATAGGGCTGTAACTGCTATGGCTGGGTTTTCTGCTGGAGTAAAAGTTAGTGTTGATGAATCAATAAAAGGATTAGCAAAAGCATTTGGAACAGGTGGTAAGTTTGGAGAACTTACAAATAAATTAGCAAACACTTTATCAGGTACTATATCAAACTTAAAAGATGCTTTTTTTACAATACAAACAGAAATAGCGGCAGGATTTTTTGATGAACTTAAATCACAATTAGGAGATTTAAAAAAATTTACAGAAACTAATGATGAAGCAATAAGAAGATTAAGTAAACAGATGGGAGAAAATTTAGCAGTAGCTATCTTAAAATTATCAAATGCTCTTAAAATTCTAACACAAAATTTTAGAGATTTTCAATCTGTAATAGGATTATTAGCAATTACATTTGGTGGATTCTTAACAAAAATAGCTGGGGCTGGTTTAATAATAAATGATATTAATAGAAGATTTAAAGAATTAGCTGGAGTATCAAAAGAAGTTAAAGAAGAAGTACAAAGTTTATCAGATATATTATCAGGTGCAGATGCTAATGAGGGTTTTGTCGAACCATTAGAATCAAGTTTGCAAATTATAAGGGATTTCGAACATGAACTATCTGTAAGAGTACCATCAGCAACAGAAAAAGCCATGAATAAATTTAAAGAAATGAACGATAATGTTTTAAAAGGATTTGAAGATAAAGTTAATAATATCAGAATGATTATTGCTGAAAGTATAAACAATGGCATTACAACTATGTCACAAGGAATTGCAAGATCAATAGTATTGGGAGAAAAATTATCTGATACTTTTAAAAACATGGCAGAAAAATTTTTAATAAATATTGTAGCGGCTCTTGTTGAAATAGTTGCTCGTAAAATAGCAGAGTTAGCAATAGAAAAATTGATTACAAGAGAAAAAGAAAAACAAGCGGCTTTAAGTGGTGGTGGTTCTTTATTCAGTATGGCAAGATCATTTTTAGGTTTTGCTAAAGGTGGTGCAGTTTCAAAAGGAAAACCAATAATTGTAGGAGAACAAGGTGCTGAAATGTTTATACCTAATTCTACAGGTCAAATAACACAAGCTTCAAGAGGTACATCTGGTAGTGCTGTTAATGTTAATTTTACAATCAACACAATAGATTCAAGAGGGTTTGACCAAGCATTAGTAGAAAACAGAGGTACTATTACATCAATAATAAATAATGCTTTAGCAGAAAAAGGTAGAGGAGAATTAATTTAATGTCAGGTGCATTTCCAATATCTAGTGCCGCTTTTGAAACAATGGGTATTCAATCAAAACAGAATACAATAATTTCAAAATCATTATCAGGTAAAAAACTTTCAAGACAAATAGATAATCAAAGATTTGGTTTTACTGCTAGAATTATTGTAGGAAAAAGATCAGATATTTATGGTGAACTTATGGCTTTTATAATTAAACAAAGATCAGCAAAAGAAAACTTTACAATAATCCCACCTGAAGTAGAAGATGCAAGAGGTGTAGAAACAGGAACACTAGCTGTCAATGGTTCACATACTGCTGGAGATACAACAATTGCTATAGATGGATTTGCGGCAGATACAGCAAACAGATTAAGAACAGGTGATTTTATTAAATTTAATGGACACACAAAAATTTATATGGTTGTAGCAGATGTAACAAGTTCATCTAATGCGGCTACAGTTACAATAGAACCACCTTTAATTTCAACTTTAGCAGATGACGAAACTGTAAGTTATGACAATATACCTTTTACAGTACACTTAACAAATGACATACAAGAGTTTGGTGTTGTAGGTGCAGACAAAGATGGAAACCTTTTATATCAATTTGAGTTTGATGTAGAAGAATCCATATAATGAAAAAGTATAAAATTACACATTTAATTAGTGCAGAGTTTGAAGCTACAGCAATTGTCAATGAAGATGAAATAGATACTAATTTAAACGATTTAAAGGAGTATAAAAAACCTGATAGTAAATTTAATTTTACCATGATAAAAGGAACAGAAAGCATAACAAGAAGTTATTACGAGGATTATGGCGAGAACATTAACAACAGCAGTAAAAAACGAATTAGCGGCAAATGAGATTAGACCTGTTCATCTCATTACTATTGGTTTTGGAACACCTGTAAATATAACAGATTGTGGGTTTAGTCTTACATCTTCTATATCAGGTTCAAGTGTAACTTACACTCCATCATCTTTTTTATTATCAATACCATCATTTACAGAAGAAACAGATGTAACTAAAACAACTTTAAATTTAACATTATCTGGTGCAGATCAAACATTTATATCTACTTGTTTGAATGAGAATGTTGTTAATGATGATGTAGATATATTCAGAGGATTATTAGATAGCAGTAATGCTCTAATTGCAGATCCATTATTATTATATTCAGGCAATATAGATACTTTTCAAATTGACGAATCAGAAACAGAGTCTAGTGTAATATTAACAATAGTATCTCATTGGGCTGATTTTGAAAAGAAATCAGGCAGACAAACTAATAACAATTCACAACAAAGATTTTTTAGTACAGATGTTGGTATGGATTTTGCAAGTCAAACTGTATTAGATATTAAATGGGGTAGATCATAATGGATATTAATAAAGTTATAAATCTATATTACAAGTTTCCAAGATACAAAGATAATACATATAGCGAATTATTTTATCATATATTCCCATCAATAAAATTAAATCAATATAAATTATTTGAAGATCAAAATGGTGTGTATGGATTTTGCAATTGGTCTTTTCTTAATCAAGATAAACACAATCATTTTATAAAAACAGGAATAGTTGATGATTGGAATTGTGGTAATCTTATGACCCATATTGATTTTGTTGCTACAAAAAATATAAACAAAATTATGAATTGGTTAAAAGATAATTGTGCAAAATTTTTAGGACTTAATAAAACAATTTATTGGGTAAGATTAAGTGATGATAATAAAGTTAGAAAAATTATGAAACAAACAACAAAGGATAGTTGGCTATGGGTGGTGTAGTAAGAGCAGTTAGTAGTGTTGTCCAAGTGGTAAAAGCTTCAAAATTTTTAGGCGGACTAAAAATAAATCCTTTTGTAGCATTAGGTGTATTTGCTGTTGGTTGGTTATTCATACGATCAAGAAAACCTGAGGTTCCAGATTTTGGAACAAATGATTTTGAAGAAACAGAAAGAGGAGTATTACTTAATAAACAATCTAATAACGCATCAATTCCTGTAGTCTATGGAGAAAGAAAAATTGGTGGTACAAGAATATTTATTGAAACTTCAGGAACAGATAATGAGTTTTTATATATTGCTTTAGTTTTATCAGAGGGAGAAATAAACTCTATTGAAGAAATAACTGTAGATGACAAAGTTGTAACATTTGATGGTGCATTAACAGATAACACACAAAGAACAGTAGCAAGTTCAGATTCTAATTTTTATAAAGATGGTGCTAGTTATATTACAATAGAACCTCATTTTGGAACTGATGGACAGAGTGCATCAAGTTTATTATCAACATTATCGAGTTGGGGTTCTAATCATAAGCTATCAGGTATTTGTTATCTTGCTCTAAAGTTTAAATGGAACGCAGATATATTTGGTGGAATACCAACAGTTCAAGCAAAAATAAAAGGTAGAAAAATTGTAACATTAGATTCAAGTTTAAATGAATCTTCAGAAACATTTTCTACAAATCCAGCATTTTGTTTATTAGATTATTTAAGAAACGAAAGATATGGAAAAGGTATTGCTACAGCTAATATAGATTTACAAAGTTTTAGAGATGCTTCACAAGTTTGTATAACTCAGGTAACACCTTTTTCTGGTGGTAGTAATATAAATATATTTGATACAAATGCTGTGTTAGATACATCAAAAAAAGTTATAGATAATGTTAGAGATATACTTAGAGGTTGCAGAGGTTATCTACCTTATGTTCAAGGTAAATATAAATTAGTAATTGAAACAACAGGTACAGCTTCTATCACATTAACAGAAGATGATATTATTGGTGGATATTCTTTAGCATCACCTACAAAAAATTCTAAATATAATCGAGTGATTGCAACATTTATAAATCCTGATCGTAATTTCCAAGCAGATCAAGTTACATTTCCACCAACAGATGATAGTAGTTTGGCGACAGCAGATAAACACGCAACTATGAAAACTGCTGATGGGGGTTTCTTACTAGAGGGAAGATTTGATTTTAAAACTATTACATCACCTTATCAAGCAGAAGAAATGGCTGAGATAGTTCTTAGACGAAGTAGAGAATCTTTAGGTCTTAGTATTATTGCTGGATTCAATGCTTATCAATTACACATTGGAGATATTGTAAATATAACATTATCTAGTTTAGGTTTTAGTGCAAAAGCTTTCAGAGTTTTACAAATGACTTTCAATGAAGATTACACAATTACTTTACAATTAGTTGAACATCAAGATAGCTTTTATACATTTGCTACTAAAGGACAGGTTGCGAGTACACCATCAACAACTTTACCTAATCCTTTTGCGATACAACCACCAGCATCAGTTACTTTAACAGATGAACTAATTGAATACGCAGATGGAGTTGTATTAACAAGATTAAATATATTAGTTGGTGCAAGTACAGATAAGTTTGTTCAGTATTACCAAGTAGAAGCTAAAAAAGCTACAGAGTCAGATTTTAAAATAATATCAAGTGGTACACAATTAAATCACGAATTTATAAATGTAGTTGATGATATTACTTATGATGTAAGGGTAAAAGCAATAAATAGTTTAGGTGTATCATCAAGTTATATATCAGCATCAAGAAAAATTATTGGTGCAACAGATATTCCAAGTGATGTAACAGATTTATCAGTATCAATGGTTGGTTCTAATCAAATGGAGTTATCTTGGACACCTGTATTAGATTTAGATATTTCATGGTATGAAGTAAGGTTTCAAGATGTTACAAGTGGTGCAACTTGGAATGAAAGTACACCTATAGCAAAGGTCGTAAGAAGAAAATCAAACAGCTTAGTTGTCAATGCACAGGTTGGTTCTTATTGTATTAAAGCTGTAGATAAATTAGGTAATAGTTCTGCAACTGCATCTATTGTATCAACAAATATTTCAGGATTGCAAAACTTTCAAAATGTTTTAACTTTGAGTGAATAATGGCAGATTTTTTAGGAACAAGAGATAGTAATGTTGCAATATCAGAAGATAATGCTGGTAGAAAAGTATTAATATTAGATACAATTACACAATTTGATAGTACAGTTGGTAATTTTGAATCTCCTGATGGTTTATTTGATTTAGGGGGTACAGACTCAACATCTAATCCAACAAATTTTGGTGGTAATATACAATCATCAGGGTTTTACACATTCAATAATACTCTTTCATTAGATCAAATATATGACACAAATTTAGGTGCTGTTATTGGTATGAGTTCAGAAGATGAATATGATTTATTTGATTCTGGTAGAGGTGCATCATTATTCGAAGATGCAAAAGCACCTTTTGATGGTTCTCCTGAAATTCAATGTGGTGCAGAAGTACAAGTCGGTTTTGATAATACGAGTCTAGCAAATATAACTACATTTCAAAAGATTGCACAACAAAGCACAATAAAAGGTAAATTTTTTAAATTTAGATGTAAAATTACAAGTGATGATAATAAGGTCAGAGCAAAAGTTCACACATTACAAGCAAAAGTAAATATGGAAAAAAGAACTGAAGCTGGACAAGATGTAGTTTCAGATGCTTCAGGAACAACGATTACTTTTGTTAATTCTTTTTACGCAACTCCAAGTATAGGAATTTCAGCACAAGGTTTAGTATCAGGCGACTATTATCAGATTACAAGCAAGTCTAAAACAGGCTTTACAATAAGGTTTTATAATAGTAGTAATACAGGTATATCTCGACAATTTGATTATCAAGTAGTAGGTTTCGGCTTGAAATCATAAAGGAAATAAAATAAAAGGATTATATGAGTCAAGTATCAGATGTAGTTTTAGCCAATCAAGGTTTTGCAAGTTTTAGAACTGAATTAAACAATATTATTGGTGCATTGAATACTATGCACATAGGAAGTTCAGCACCAGCTTCAGTAGCCACAGGCACAATCTGGGTTGATAATGGAACTTCAAATACATTAAAAGTTAAAATAAATGATGGCTCAGATAATATAGAATTATTTAGTATTAACACATCAACAAATGCTATAAGTAGTACAATGTCGGTCACAGGAACAATAGCAGAAACAGACCCACAAGCGGCAGCTTTAGCGATTGCGTTAGGATAAAATTATGGCAAATAACTTTAAAGTAAAAACAAATGCGGCTATGCCCTCATCATCAGGCACTCCATTAACATTATACACTTGCCCATCATCTACTCAAACTATTGTAATTGGACTAACACTTTGTAATGTTCACACAACAACAGTAACAGCAGATGTTCAATTAGTATCAGACACATCAGATACAGAAACAAACGAAACAGTAAAATTAATTGATGGTGTTACAATACCAGCTGGAAGTTCATTAGAAGTTTTATCAGGTGGCAAATATGTTTTACAAGCAACTGATATATTAAAAATAGATTGTTCAGTAGCGGCAAAATTAGACGCAACATTATCAATATTAGAAATAACATAGGAGTATAAATGGCTTATATTGGCAAAACTCCAACACCAGTACCTTTAACAAGTTCTGATATTGCGGCAGACATTATTAATTCTACTCATATTGGCGATACTGCTATTTCAGGTTTTGACGCTTTAGCAACTGCACCAGCAGATACAGATGAATTTTTAATTAGTGATGCTGGAACTTTAAAAAGATTAGATGCTAATTTAGTTGGTGGCGGTGGTATAACTAATGCACAAGAATTTTTATTGACGCTTAATAAAGCTGGTACAAATGCCACAGGAAATTATATAACTTCAAATATTTCAGAAAATGCAACTGCATCTTATGTTGCTATCGGTTCAAATGTTTCTCAATCAAGTGGAGTATTTTCTTTTAGTGCAACAGGTATTTATTTAGTAACTTTTGAAATTACAGGGATAACAACCTCAACAGATGATTTTGATTGTTCTATTGATATTACAACTAACAACTCTACTTATACATCAAGAGCAAGAAAATTTTTTAATCCTAGAACTTCTGAACCAAATCAATTTCAAGGCACAATACAAACAATTCTTGATGTTACAGACACATCTAATGTAAAACTTAAATTTAATATCTCAACTACAAATCCTTGTTCAAGTTCAGTAGAATTTTATGGTAGTTCAACTGATATTATGACAGGATTTAGGTTTATAAGATTAGGAGATACGTAAAATGGCATATATAGGTAAAGAACCAATAGTAGGAAACTTTCAAGTTTGTGATGCAATAAGTGTAGTCAATGGTCAAGCGGCTTACACAATGCAAGTATCATCAACTAATGTAGTGCCAGAAAGTGCTTCACATATGCTGGTCAGCCTGAATGGAATTTTGCAGAAACCAAATTCATCATTCACAGTTTCAGGTTCAACAATTACTTTTGCATCTAATTTAGCAACAGGCGATGTTATAGATTTTATAATGCTACTTGGTAATGTTCTTGATATTGGAACACCATCAGATTCAACAGTTACAGATGCTAAAGCAAACTTTGTATCAACTTCATCTGCGGCTGGATTACAAATTAAAGGTGATGGTACTACTGATGGTACTCTACAATTAAACTGCTCTCAAAATTCACATGGAATTAAAATTGCTTCACCAGCACATTCTGCTGGTCAATCATATAAACTTATTTTTCCATCTGGAAATGTTACTGCTGGTAAATTTCTAAAAGTAGATTCAGTATCAGGTTCAGGTACAACAGGAATTGGTACAATGACTTTTGCTGATGCTGGTGGTGGTGCTTATACTTTGCTTTCAACAACAACAGTATCTTCAAGCACATCAAATGTAGATATAACTTCAAACATAGATAGTACCTATAAAAAATATCATGTTTCCATAATTAACTTACACCCATCGCAAGATACAGATTTAAATCTAAGAGTATTTAAAACAGCAGATGGTGGTTCTGTTTATTCAGGTACAGGATACAGAAGTGCTTCACTAGCTTATAGAAGTGATGATTCAAGTATGAATGATGGAATGACTGCTACTTACTATCCAATATCTCTCGTTAATGTCGGTGCCGCATCAGATGAAAATATAAGTGCAGAAATTGAATTATATAATCCATCAGAAACAGTATTTAGTAAATTAGCACAAACAAGAGCAACAGTAGCAGATAATACTTCAAAAAATGTTGTAAATAGAAGTGCTTGTATATTTCAATTTACTGGTGCTTACAATGGCATAAGAATATACACTGCATCAGGCACAATAGATTCAGCTATAATAAAATTATATGGTGTAAGTTAGGAGTAAAACATGGCTTTACTCTTTGCTAAAAACAATTCTCTTTCAGCAGTAACAGCACTTCCAGCTTCAATATCAGGTGGGGGTCTTAATTTAATATCTACACAAACAGCATCAAGTTCAGCTACAATTGATTTTACTTCAGGAATAGATTCGACTTACAAAGAATATATATTTAAGTTTTATGATATACACCCAGCTACAGATAATGTTCAGTTTCAAGTTAATTTTAGAGATGGTTCATCTGCTTATGATGCAACTAAAACAACAACTACATTTAGAGCTTTTCAAGACGAATCTGGTAGCACTACTTCTTTAGGCTATGATACAGCTACAGATTTAGCACAAAGCACATCTTTTCAAGCTATTGGTAATGCAGTAGGTAATGGTAACGATGAAAGTTATAGTGGGGAACTTAGACTTTTTAATCCTAGTTCTACAACTTTTGTCAAACATTTTATTTCTACAGGCAATCTTTACCACCCAAGTGATTTTTCAGTTAATGAATTTGTGGCTGGTTATTGTAACGTAACTTCTGCAATAGATGGTGTA